TCCCCGATTCCATCGGCGACGAGCGAATCAAGGAAGTCAACTCCGCCAACACTCTCCGCGAGCTAATCGCCGACTCCCGGGCCGCCGCCCCTGCCTTCGAGAAGATGGTGAGGGATGCCGCGAAGGCCGCCGGCGGAAAGCCTTTCTTCGGACCGGAGGACAAGCACATCCTCAAAAGCCCGAAGAAGGTCTCCGAGAAGATCGCCCGCAAGCAAATGGACTTCTACAACAAGCAGAAGGCCGCCGGAGTGGAGCGGCCGATCGTTCGCACGAGGACGCAACAGATCCAACTCCTCGACGACGTCGTCCGCGGCTCGATCATCACCGACACCCCGGAGAAGCTCGGGGCGGCGATCCGCAAGTTCAAGAGCGACGTCGAGAAGAGCGGTGGCCGAGTCGAGATCGATAACAAGTGGGACAACAACGCGAACCCCTCTGGCTACGTCGGGGTGCATGCGAAGGTGCTGGCGAAGACGCCGTCCGGCCGGAGCGTGCTCTCGGAAGTCCAGTTCCACATCCGCGCGATCTACGACGGGACGGACGGATCGCCGAAAGACGCGAGCCATGCCGTCTACGAAAAGGCGCGTGGCACCGACGTCAATCCGAAGGATAAGATGGTCGCTGACGCTGCCATGCAGTTGATTTTCGCGACTGCGGCGCACGGGATCGCCAAGGGGAGCTAGCGATGGCAAAGACGTACATGATGGAAAACGACACGCTCATGTCTGTCGTGATCGACGACTCGACCGACCCCAAGACCATGACGTTCTTCCTGCCGGACGGCAGGGAGTGCCCGAAGGATTGGCCTGCACCCTTCGGTGCCGAGTGGTGGTCTTGGCGGCGGATCACCGAAGACGACTGGAAGTCCATTCCCGAGCAGGAGCGGCAGCTTCGCATTTCAGCCGCCAAAGCCCCCGTCTCGGAAACGGACGACGAGCCCGACGAGAGCTAGATTTTTCCTTGCCCGCTTCCTGACCGATTCGTAGCCTGCTGTTCATCGGGGAATTGTTGCCCCGGGACAACTTACTTCCCCTCCCCTGACGGAACCCAATCCCATGTCTGGAAAGCTCGCGACACTCAAGACCGAGATCACCGAAATCGCCGATCGTCTCGAAGTGCTCACCGGGCTCGATTCCCGGTCGATCGCCGACGAGAAGGAGATCGACACCCTCACGGCCCGTTCCGAGTCGGCCCGCGCCGAACTGGAGCGGGAGGAAGACATCCAGAAGCGCATGGCGAACATGCGGGTCATCACGGGGCGATCCGCTCCGAAGCCGGCCGGTCGCGAGCCGCACCCCGTCCAGCCGGGGCAGTACCACTACCGGGAGCTTTCCTGCTTCCCCGGCCCGAACGGGGAGCGCGACGCCTATCGCGCCGGGCAGTTCTTCCTCGCGACGATCTACGGCATCGAGTCGGCGAAGCGCTACTGCCAGGAACACGGGATCCTCTCCCGTGCCCTCCCGGCCGACGGTCAGGTCGAGGGTGAGGACATCCGCGGTGGGAATCTCACCAATCCGGAGTTCCTCGCGACGATCCTCCGGAACGTCGACCAGTACGGCGTCTTCCCCCGCGAAGCGTACCGTCAGCCGATGAAGAGCCACACGCTTTCCGTCCCCCGCCGGACGAAGGGTGTGTCGGCCTTCTACGTCGACGAAGGGAACGAGATCCCGAAGGATCAAGCGAACTGGGACCGCGTCCAGTTGGTCGCGAAGAAGGCCGCCGTCATCGTCCCGCTCACGACGGAAGTGATGGAAGATTCCATCCCCGACATCGGGCAGGCAGTGACCGAGGAGATCTCTCTCGCGTTCGCGACGAAGGCCGACGAGGACGGCTTCATGGGTGACGGCACCCCGGCGTCCGGCATGTTCAAGGGCATCATCCCGACCCTGCTGTCCGCTGGCTGCGAAGCCAGCGTCATCACCGCGGGTGCCGGCGAGACGTCCTTCGAGACGATGATGCTCGACACCTTCATCAAGGCGATCGCCTTGATCCCGCGGTGGGCTCGGGCCAATGCGAAGTGGTACGTCAGCGCCCCCGGCTACGCCGCTTCGATGCAGCGACTCCAGCTTGCCGCTGGCGGTCTCCTGCCGTCCGACATCGCCGGCGGGACCGCCACGGCTCGCTTCTTGGGCTACCCCGTCGTCGACGTCGTGCCGATGAACAGCGTGCTCGGCGACGACCCCGGTCAGCCGAAGGTGCTCTTCGGCGATCTCCGGAAGAGCACGATGTTCGGCGTGCGTCGCGAACTGGAGATGAAGACCAGCGAGCATCGCAACTTCGAGTACGACCAGATCCTCCTCCGGGCCACGACCCGGTGGGCGATCAATGCCCACACGGTCGGCGACGACAAGAACGTCGGGCCGGTCGTGGTCATCAAGTCGGCTGGCTGACCAAGAAGCTAGCCCAGGAAAAAAGGAACCAGACACCCATGTCGCAGACCGTCGCCATTCGCATGCTCCGGGACTTCTCCGTCTACAAGGCGGGGCAGATCATCCCGGCCGTGAACCGCGGTCAAGCCGACGTCTGGATCCGCCGAAAGATGGCGGAGCCGGTGGACACCCCACCGGCTCCGCCCCGTTCGGCAGACATGCCGGAGACCGTCCCGTCTGGCCGGCGGTCTTCTTTCAGCCAGGGGTCGATCAAGCGAAGGGGGTAGCGTGACGGCATCCATCCGGCGGCTATCCCAGGCGACCTACCCCGTCACTCTCTCCGAGGCGAAGGAGCATCTCCGCCTCGAACGCGACGACGACTCGAACGACTCTTACGTCATGTCGTGCGTCGCGACGGCGAGCGAGTGGGTCGCGTCCCGTCTCGGGCGCGCCCTGACGCTCGGCACCTACGAATTGATCGTCGACCGCATGCCGTCCGGCCCGGTGACGCTCCACATGCCGCCGGTCTACCGTCCAGACCCGCGGCTTCGTGTCGAGATCGAAGACCGCTCGAACCCAGGGAGCGTGTTCGTTCCCGAAGTCGTGCTCATTGACCATGACCTAGACCCACGGGTCGCCCCCGCGGGCGGATCGTGGCCGGCCGGCGGCCGGGGGCGGATCCAATGGCAGGCCGGATATGGAACGGCGGCCGACGTCCCCCCGCAGATCCGGCACGCGATTCTGATTGCCGTGACGGGCTTCTTCGACGATCGCTCCGGGAACGCGCTGAACCAGGGATCCCCGATGGCGACGACGATCGACGCGCTGCTCGCGTCGGCAAGCACGGGCTTTCTCGCCGGCGGCCGCACCGTGGCAGACTTCGGTTCGCCGAGTTCGTCGGCCGGCATGGTATCGAGGGTGCGCGGGATCATGCGATCCCGGCCGTGACCACAAGGAGCTAGACAGTGGCGAATGGTGAAAAGTCCCCCGCGTTCTCCGCGATCTCGTCGTTCATGCTGAACTTCTCGGCAACCGTGCCGGTGGGACTCGCGACGCAGACGACGAATTGCGAGTGGATCTCCGAGTCGGTGATCGAGGGGGCGAGCACGGCAGTATCGGCCGTCGTCTCCGTTCCGCCCGCCGGCGAGGACGTCAAGCTCCCCGACGGCAGCGTCGCCGCCTTGGCGATCAAGAACACCGGCGGCGACCAGTGCGACGTCTCGCTCGAACCCGGGTTCTCGGTCCGTCTGGTGCCCGGGGCGAGCTTCGCGTTCTCCGGAAGGATTCCGTCCGGGACGGTCCGCTGCAACTCGATCGCCGGTACGTCGCTCGAAATCGTCGCGATCGTTGGGAGCTAGACATGGGAGTCCGGGATCTCTGCCGGCCGGGTGCGCTCATTTACCGCGTCCGTCTCTCGAAGCCGGTCGGCGGGAGAGACCCGACAACCGGCGAGCCGCGCCGCGGGTTCGAGCCCGTTTGTGACCGTTGGGCCGGCTTCGAGACCGTGTCGAGCCGGGAGTCGATCACCAACTCGCGGCAAGACTTCTCCTACTCGCACCGCGTCGTCATCCGCGGCGACGGCGACACGATCCCGTTCGTCTCCGCGTCGTGGCAAGTTCAAATGAACTGCCGGGTCTTCGAGGTCGTCTCGGTCACTCCGATCGACCGCGGCAAGTGGATCGAGTTGCTCGTCTCCGAGAGCGTGGACCGCTAGCCGATGCCGTCCCCCACGATCGAGATTACCGGCGTCGCCGAGATCATCGCGGCTCTCCAGTCGCTCCCTGACCGCGTCGGCTCGAAGATGCTTCGGTCGACGGCGATCGCCGCATGCCAGCCCGCGCTCGTCGCGCTCAAGGCAAACACCCCCGAGGGTCCGACGGGGAATCTCCTGCGGGCGGCGGCTATCAAGGGGGTCGAATACAAGTCCACCGGCACCGTCGTCGTGATCGTCGGGTACATCCGCTCGGGAACCGGGAAGACCGGGAGTACCGGCGGGTCTGTCCGTATCGGCCCCGACCGCGCCTATCACCAGTATTGGATCGAGGACGGGACCGCCGAGCGGCAACTCTCGAAGAGCATGCTGGCGTCGAACCTCAAGACCATGGGGGGCTACGGCGCCGCGTACTTCCGAGCCAGGGGGTTCGACAAGTCCGCTTTCGTGGCGGAGCGGGGGCCAGGGGGCACGACGACCGTCCGGCAGATCGGCGTCGTCGCGTTCGTCCCGAAGAACGGGGTCATCGCCGCCGTCGAGCCGCAGCGACCCATGGCTCGCGCCTACGCCGAGACCCGCGAGACGGTGCAGATCAACATGGAGAACATGCTGCTGGATGCCCTGAATAAAGCCACGGGCGAACTTCGGGGGAGCTAGCTTGCCCACTCGCCAGGGCGATCCGGAAACTGGACCCCATGGCAACCTCGACGACCATCGGCGACTCTGTTTCCCCCGGCTTCGGGATCGGCGGCGTCGCGTCCGGCGGCCCCGACGGGAACAGCCGCGCCGAGGCATGGCTCTATCGCCGTCTCCGGTCCGCGACCGGGCTCGTGGCGCTCCGGGACCAGATCCACCCGATCATGGCCCCGATCGGCACCCCCCTGCCCTACGCCGTCTACACGGCGACGACGACGGCCGGCGACCAGCACTTCACCGGGTCGCTCGACGAAGAGAAGACCCGGTTCTCGATTCTGATTTTCGCCCGCGGACACGCGGAGGTTCGAGCGCTCGCCGGGGCGGCGGCTAGAGCGCTTCGCGACGTCGCTGGATGGTCGCTCGGCGCGAAGGTGCTCCACTCGACGGTTCCCGAGAGGGGAGCGGATCGAGCGGTTCAATCCGACGGCGGGGATCTGTTGCCACTCTACGGTCAGGAGATCTCCGTCGAAGTTCGTCTCACCACTCCCAGAAGGAAATCAAACCATGCCTGACTTCAAGGCCGCCCCGGAGCCCACTTGTGCCCAAGGGCACCCGTTCACGTTCGGCGGCGTCCAGTATCTCGCCACCGACGTCGACTTCTCCGAGTCGGGGCAGGAAATCGACATCTCCGATCTCTCGCTTCCGCCCGGGAGCTATCGGAAGTACGGCGCCGCCTGCATCAAGGACGGCGCCGAAGTCCAGATCGAGTTTTGGGGAAAGACCGCTCCGCCCCTGCTCGTGAAGGAAGACATTGTCTTCGAGGGTCTCGACGGCGTCGACGGCAAGGCGATCTGCACGAAGCGATCGATCCGGGCCTCGACCGGACAGATCGTCAAGGGCTCCGCGACGTTCCGTCTGTCGTTCGACTGACCGACTCCATGCCGCCCCTCCCCGGCGCTGACCAAGTCGCCGGGGAGGGGGTTCGAGAGGGGCGCCCGTGGCTGACGATCAATACATTCCGGGGGAGGAGTCCCAAGGGGCATGGCTGGCTTTCGCCGGCTTCCCCGCGGTGAAGGTCGTCGAGATGCGGGGGGCGGCCTCCATGTCCCTTCGGGACATCACGGGTATCGGCTCGCCGCCACTGACTCGCGAGATCGTCCCGGGCGAGTTCCAGCCGATCGAGATCTCATTCACGGCGATCGGCCGGCCGCAGTTCGAGAGAGACGGGCTAGTCGCCCCGTTGACGATCTCGTTCGGTGGCGAGACAGTCACGTTCGACCGTGCTTTCGTCAATAACGTCCAGTGGGCGGCCACGGTCGGCGCCAAGCTGCGAACGCAGATCTCCTTCGTCGCCTACAACTCCCTTATCTAGCTCTGGAGACCACCATGCCCCTTATCACCGGCACCCAGATCCTCGAAGCCAGCGACCGCGGCCACCGCGACGTTGAAGTCCCGGAGTGGGGCGGCGAGGTCCGCGTACTCGTGCTCTCCGGCCGCGAGCGGGAACGGTTCGAGCGCGACTCGATCGGCCCCGACGGCAAGGCGATCCCAGGCTTCCGGCAGCTTCTTCTCGTGCGCACGCTCGCGAATGAGGCGCGGGAACCACTCTTCGCCGAGGGGGATGCCGATGCGCTCGCCGAGAAGAGCGGGGCCGTGCTCTCCCGGCTCTTCGAGGTCGCCATGGACGTCAACGGGTTCAGCAAGAAGGCCGAGGAGACCGCCAAGGGAAACTAGCTCGGCCGGAACGGCGCTTCTTGTTCCGGCTTGCGGCGCTGCTTCGGCGATCGGTCCGCGAGCTTCTCGACACCGTCGACTCGTTCGAGATCCTCGAATGGCAGGAGTATTGGCAACTCGAACCATGGGGCGACGACTGGGAGCAGACTGCCACGATCTGTGAGGCGATCTTTCACGCCGCCGGCTACACCGACGGCGTGGATCGCAACCGATGGCGGCCCGTGCCCCGCGAGAAGCCGCCTCAGTCGAAGCAAAGCATGGCCGCCGAGATGGCGAAGATCAAAGCCTTCGCAGACGCCGCCAAGCGAGCGAAGCAGCAGCAACAGCCCCCACCCGAAGCCGAGTAGACCATGGCCGAAATCGGCAACGTCTCCGTCAAGTTCTCCGCGAGTGCCGGCGGGCTAAAGTCCGTCACGACCGACGCGGCGAAGGCGCTGGAGGCGTTCGGCAAGGCGGCGACGAAGTCGCGGGAGGCGCTCAGTGCCGGCACCGCGTTCGAGTACGCGAGCAGCTTGGAGTCGATCTCCGACAAGCTAGCGACCGGCGCGGCGACGGCCGAGTCTTTCACGGCGACCGTCACGGCCGGCTTCTCTCGAATGTCGTCCGCGATCTCGCGCGGGGTGTCGGGGCAACTGACGACGCTCGACAAGCAACTCGCGACGGGGACGATCTCCGCTCGTCAGTTCGCGGAACGGCTCGGGGCTCTCAACGCGACCGCGACCGGCCGGACCATCGAGGCTTTCAGGG